TTGATTATGTCAGTTGCCATGGCTCTTTATGTTGGTGAAACATCATTTTCATCTCTGAATAAGGTAACAAATCAAACAAAGGCGATGATTGATTCGTGGACTGTTAATACAAATGAATTTAACAGAAGACAATTTACAGACCCAGTAATTTCACATCAACAAGAAAACTTTAAACGAGAAGCGACTAAAAGTGACTACGAAAACTATTTATGGTTATTCGGGGGACGAAGATAATATTATATGGGAACAGGAGATAGAAAAAAATCGGGTAATTTATTCACAGGTTCAAGACTGGTTGTCGATGGTCAGGGTAATTCTGGTGTTTTAAGAAATAAAAGTAATGGTTTTAACAATATTTTTAAAACACCAAATGATGGACCTGGTCCACCTTTATCACCCACACCTACCCCAACACCAATACCATCTACAACACCTACCCCAACTGTAACACCAACTAATACTATAACACCTACCCAAACTAATACTCAAACTCCGACACCTACCCAAACTAATACCCAAACTCCGACTAATACTCAAACACCAACTAACACTCAAACTCCAACTAACACTCAAACTCCAACTAACACTCAAACTCCGACTAATACTATTACACCAACCCCTTCAATTACTCCAACTAATACGCCAACACCTTCAATTACACCAACTAAAACTGTAACTCCAACGGTTACTCAAACTCCTACTAACACTATAACTCCAACACCTTCAATTACACCAACAATAACCCCAACACCTTCAATTACACCAACAATAACCCCAACACCTTCAATTACACCAACTAAAACTGTAACTCCAACGGTTACTCAAACACCAACTAATACTACAACTAAAACACCTACACCAACTACTACACCTACACCTACAAGACTACCATCGTTAGTTTATGATTTAGATGCCGCGTACTACTCGGCAATGCCAACTAATGGTTCTACAGTATCCGGAACAGGAGCGTATTCAGTTACAGTGACTAACGCTAGTAGTAGTATATCTTGGAACAGCGCGAATGGTGGAACTTTTGTTAAATCAAATAATGTTGGTACGGATGCTATATATGGAGGCCCAAATTATGTTACTAGTCAAAGTTACACAGTATTTATGGCTTATAAACTATCTGTAACATCTGCTGGTAGATTGCTGAATACTCAAAATGAGGCGGTTAAAGATTGGTTAATGGGGGCTTATAATGGTAACCCAAATACTTTCTATCCAAACTTTACTGTAAACTTACCATCATCTGGAGCTGACACAGTTTGGCATTTAGATTGGGCAACTTGGGATACCGGAACTAATACAGGTACACTGTATACTTCAACAAGTATTGCTCCAAGTAATTTTGCATATTCTGTAATTAATGCCGGAGGAGGAGGATTTAATCAATTAAGATTATTTAGTCGTTCATTAGGTAGTGAAGTACAGACTGCCAGCATAGGATTTGTTAAAGTTTGGAATGGTGTATTATCGTTATCCCAAATACAAGCACAACATGCATTGTATAAGACAAGATTTGGGTACTAAAAACCACTATAACCTATGTATCATATTTTTGATTAAACTTTAATTTAATTTAAAAGTATTTATATTTTAGTATGAGTGAAAATAAACTAACGGTATGGCAGAGGTTATCCCAGACATTTGGGCCTAATTCTTTATTGGGCCAGGATTACCCTACGTACAAATATGATAAAAGTGAGTTATTAAAAACAACTTCCAAGTCAGAATTCGACAGAGAAAAACTTCAAGCCCAACAAACTTATTATTTAGCGAACCAATGGGGTAGGGTTGAAAATAATCTATACACACAAGCGGTTTTTTATGAACCAACTCGTTTATCGTCTTTTTATGACTACGAGTCAATGGAATTTACTCCTGAAATTGGTGCGGCTTTAGACATTTATGCCGAAGAGTCAACAACAATTAATCAGGATGGTTATATGTTGCAAATCTATTCTGAGTCATCAAGAATTAAATCAATTTTAGGTGATTTATTTAATAACGCTTTGGATATTAATACTAACTTACCTATGTGGACAAGAAACACATGTAAGTATGGTGATAATTTTGTGTATCTTAAATTAGACCCTGAAAAAGGTATTATAGGATGTATGCAATTACCAATCATTGAGATTGAAAGATTGGAAGCGGGTATGGGAGCTCACTCAACAGATTCAACAACCAATCCTGAAAAAAAACATTTGAAGTTCAAATGGAAACAAAAAGATTTAGAGTTTAACACATGGGAAGTCGCTCACTTTAGATTATTGGGTGATGATAGAAGATTACCTTATGGAACTTCTATGTTAGAAAAAGCACGTCGTATTTGGAAACAATTATTGTTATCTGAAGACGCTATGTTGATTTATAGAACATCAAGAGCGCCTGAAAGACGTGTATTCAAAGTATTCGTTGGAAACATGGATGACGCAGATGTTGAACCATATATCCAAAGATTTGCAAACAAGTTTAAGAGAAGTCAAACGGTTGACCATAAGACAGGTAATGTCGATATGAGATTTAATCAAATGGCAGTTGACCAAGATTATTTTGTTCCTGTTAGAGATACTGCACAAGCGTCACCGATAGAGACATTACCGGGAGCTCAAAACTTATCTGAGATTGCCGACATCGAGTATATCCAAAAGAAATTGTTAACAGCTCTTCGTGTTCCTAAAGCGTTTTTAGGGTTTGAAGAAACTGTTGGTGACGGTAAGAACTTATCATTACAAGATATTCGTTTTGCTCGTACTATCAATCGTATTCAAAAGAATATGATTTCTGAATTAAATAAAATTGCAATCATACATTTATTCATTTTAGGTTTTGAAGATGAGATATCAAACTTTAACTTAAGTTTAACAAATCCATCAACTCAAGCTGATTTGATGAAGATAGATGTTTGGAAAGAAAAAATTCTATTGTATAAAGATATGGTTGCTGACCCAGGTAGTGGTGTTGCCGCAGTATCTATGTCATGGGCGAAGAAACATATTCTTGGATTTTCTGATGATGAGATTAAACTTGATTTACAACAACAACGTATTGAAAGAGCTGTAGGTGAAGAACTTAAGAAAACTGCTGAAGTAATTACTCATACAGGTATATTCGATAACTTAGATAAGTTATATGGTAAGAAAGAAGGGGAACCGGCAGGAACACCTACTGAAGGAGGGTCTACTGATACAGGAGGTGGATTAGGAGCACCACCTGATTTAGGAGGAATGGGAGATATGGGAGGAGAATCACCGGCACCACCGTCATCACCATCACCACCAACAGCTGAAGGTGGTACAGTACCTGAAAACAATGAAAGAAACAAAGAAAATTTAAATATTATTTTAGAAAATTCGGGTATGTTGAATGAAGATGACATTATTGATTTAAGTCGAGTACAAGAATCCTTAGGAGAAATGGGTAATCAACTGGATAAACTACTTAAAGGTTGATATTTATATAAAAAAATATAGATATGAGATTCGGATTAATAAAAACATTAGTAGAAAATAAATTAATTGATTCCTTTGTTAAAGGAACTCTTAAAACTGATATGAGACTTTTTGAAAGAAAATTACTTAAAAATAGTGATTTTTGTAAATTAATGTCGATATATGATAATTTAAAAGAAAATAAAGAATTAGATAAAGAAACTGCAACTTATTTGGTTGATGATTTATCTAATGAATTTAGACAAATTAAATTATCTGAGAATACAGTAAGTTTTGTCAAAAGTTGGACTAAAGATATTGTACTTGAAAACAAATACAAAACAATTGATGAACTATTTTATGGCGATTTACTAAAACCTGAAAAGAAATCAATTGCTAAAAAATCAATTGTTGAGTCTTTAGGTAAAAAACCAATAATTAAAGAAAACAAATCTTCAAATGTCCCAATTAGCTCAATGTTGAAAGTTGCTAATAAGACTGCTGAAAAATATTTAGAAAACTTAACTGAGTCTGAAAGAAATTCTGTAAAAGAAGTTTTAACGTCAAATGATGAAAACTTAAAAACAAAATTTACTGAATTAAAAGAAACTGCAATTCAAAAAATTGATACTCTTATCTCTGAATCAGATGAAGAATTATCAAAAGTTTTATTAGAAACAAAAGAAAGACTTACAAATGTAAAACATTCTAAAAAAGAATATATTAAATTGATGAATTTAACTCAAAATTTATAATTCATTATTTTTTGAATTTTTATAAATAGCATCGTTTAAAATCTGACGTTTTATGTCAGATTTTTTTTTGTAGTTTTTTCTGTTTTGCAACTCTACAATCATTTTAGTTTTTAAAACTTTTGATTTAAAATTTTTTAAAGATTTTTCTAAATCATTATTTTTAACGGGAATTATTAACATTTTGACAACTCGGTTTTTGTTGATTATTATTACTTACATAAATAAACGAAGATATGGAAAACTTGTAAATGAAAAAAGGAAAAAGTTGTGTGGTTAGAGGATATAAACAAATAAAATGTTCATATGGTACGGTTGACTCGAAAAATTTAAAATCAATTTATTTAAATATCCAATCTTGGGTCAAACCAAAAACACACGAAGAAAGTTGGAATAGAATTGTATCAGTTTTTAATAAAAATATTAAAACAAATTTAATAGAAATTATCGACAATGAATTATTAAATGAAAAATTTATAGTTGATTTAGATTTGAGAACAAGTGGGATATCAGTTAAAAAAAGGTCTTTCATGAATTTAGAGGTAACATTCTTTTTGAAAAAAGATGTCGATTTTAAATCTACTGAGTTAAAAAATTCTATTAAAAATATTATAAATTATATTGAAACAGAATCGTTTAAAAAATCAAATTATTTTAAATTTTACCTTACAAAATCTAGTAAAACAAAAACAATCGATAAAATAGAAAGTATTTAATATTTATCTATAAAAAGATAAAATGCAAAATTACAAAATATTAGGTCCAAGAGAAACAGGAAAAGGTATTTTAATTGAGATGGATGCTGGATATGTTTCCCCAACAGAAAAAAATAATCAAACCTTCTTGCAAGAAAGTAAGGATTTTAAAGATTATTCAAAACCATTTGAATTCTACGCCGTTCTACAAAAATACAATACACCAAATAGAAACGGTAGAACATATCCTGAAAGAATTTTAAAGAGAGAGTCTGAAAATTATATAAAAAATTATATAGGTAAAAAAACCTCTTTATCTGAACTCAATCACCCTGAGTCTTCATTGATAGATTTAGATAGAGTATCACACATGATTACAGAGATGTGGTGGGATGGTAATGTTCTATTGGGTAAACTATTACTTTTGACTTCTCCAGGGTTCCATGAAAGAGGTATCGTATCAACAAAGGGTGACCAAGCGGCAAACCTATTAAGATTGGGTGTAACGTTAGGTATATCATCAAGAGGGGTAGGTTCGCTTAAAAAAGTTGGTGACCAAAACGAAGTACAAGACGATTTTGAATTAATTTGTTTTGACTTGGTATCCTCACCATCAACACCAGGAGCTTATTTATTTACTGAACCTGATGGTCGATTTGCGTTTGAAGAGAACCTTCAAGAAGAAAATGAACTAAAAGCTTCTAGAACAGTTAACAAATCGCTTGATTTAATGGGAAGACTTACCGATTATTTAGGAAAATAAATAATTATGGAAATGGACGAAAAATACTTTGTGGCTAAAATCCAATACGATTTACCAGATGAAAACACAGGAAAAATTAAAAAAGTAAGAGAAGAAAAACTTGTAAGAGGTTATTCTGTTACTGATGTCGAAGCTAAAGTTACTGAAGCTTACAAATCATTTAGTTATGATTGGAGAATTACTTCAGTAAGTGAGAGTAAAATTGACGAAGTGTTTGAGTAATCACAAAGTTAAAAAAGAATTTAAAAGGGGACGAAAGTCCCTTTTTTCATTTATATACTAAAAAAAATTAATTTTTCTAAACATCTATATATTTATTTAATAAAATAACGCACAAATGGCAGAAAAAAACTTAGTTGAAGAAGCATTAATCCAAATACAAAATTTGGAAGAAGCAATCAATGAAAATGCAAAAGAAATACTTCATTCTACAATGAAAGAAGAAATTAGCGAATTAGTAAAAGAGTCTATGAAAAATGAGGCTGAAGAAGAAGATGAATTTGAAGTTGAAGACGAAATGGAATCTGAAGATGATTCTGAGGAAGAAGAAGACGAATTTGAATTAGAAGACGAGTCTGAAGAAGACGAATCTGAAGAGGAAGAAGACGAATTTGAAACTGAAGATGAAGAAGATTCTGATGAAATGTTTGACATGTCAAATTTATCTGATATGAGTGGTGACGATGACTTCGATTCTATGGGAATCCAAGATTTATCTGACGAGTCAATGGACACAGTTTTAAAAGCTTTTAAAGAAATGAAACCTACCGACACTTTCGAAATTAAGAAAGATGGTGATTTTATTCATTTGAAAGATGAAGAAGATGAATATCTTATTCAAACTGAATCTGAAGAGGAAGAGTATGAAATGGGTGACTTTAATGAAGAAGAAGAAGAAGAAAATGAAGAAGTCGTTTACGAAATTGAAATGGACGAGGAAGCTGAAGAAGATGAAGAATACATGACAGAATCTGCACAATTAGTTGGACTTTCAAAAGGGTTTAAAGAAGAAACTACTAAAGGAAAAGCATCAATGAAACCAAAAATTGGTAAAAATGCTAAAATTGGTGGTGACGCTAAACAATACGGATGGCATAAGAATACTCCTTTAACTAAAGGGGGGTTTAGTAAAATTGAGAAGCGTGCTAACCCAACTATGGGAACAGGTAAACCTAAGTTTGAATTTAAAGAAAGTGAGAGTTTTGAAATGCCGTCAAGAACTCCAAAATTATCTAAGGAAGAAGCTAAAGAAGCTGCTCGTACTTATGGTATGGGATGGAGAGAAGGAGCACTTAAAAAAGGAGCTCAGGCTGGACAAAAACAAGCACGTCTTTACACTGAATCTATGGTTGAAGAACTTGAAATGTTAAAAGTTAAAAATGAAGAATACAGAAAAGCTCTAAATATGTTTAGAGATAAACTTAACGAAGTTGCTGTATTTAATTCAAATTTAGCATATGCTACAAGATTGTTCACTGAACATTCTACATCAAAGCAAGAAAAAATTAACGTTTTAAGAAGATTTGATTCTGCAGAAAGTCTTAAAGAATCTAAAGCTTTATATAGAACAATAAAAGAAGAACTTGGAGGAGAATCCAAAAAGTTCATGACTGAGTCAATCGAAAAAGTAATTGATAAATCTCCACAGTCAGGTTCAGCAGTTAATCTAATTGAATCTAAAACTTACGAGAACCCTCAATTCTTGAGAATGAAAGACATTATGTCAAAAATAATAAAATAAACTTAAAAATAAAAAACCTATAAAATAAATGGGAGCATTATTAGAAAGTGGATTAGTAGGTAACATCGGTCTTAAACACTTGAAAGTTATCAAAGAAGACACTATAAACAAATGGGACAAATTAGGGTTCCTAGAAGGTCTTAGAGGCCACCTAAAAGAAAATGTTGCACAATTGTATGAAAACCAAGCGTCACATTTAATTAACGAAGCTGCATCATCAGCTGATTCAGGTTCATTCGAAACTGTGGTATTTCCTATCATCAGACGTGTGTTCTCTAAATTATTGTCTAACGAGATTGTATCGGTACAAGCTATGAACTTACCAATTGGTAAATTGTTCTACTTCATACCTAAGATTCAAGGTTATTCAGGTGGTTCTGCAGTTGACACTCTTGGTGTTACATCAGGTGACCACTACGCGCCAGTAGGTTCTCCTGGTAACTATCCTGGAAATCCTCTTTCAGGATATGATACAGGAACAGGTCAACCATTTGGTACAGCACCTAAGAACCTTTATGATATGTTCTACGAAGGAACTGAGCCAGGTCTTAACCCAGCAGGTTTGTTCGATTACTCTAAAGGTCGTTTCCTTACAATTACATCTGCGACTCCAACAGTTGCTTGGTCTAGTGGAGCTCTTGTATATTCAGCTTACACTGTAGGTGGTTCTAACGCTGAATTTAGAAAAATCATCGTTGCATTATCAGGTTTCTCAAATGCTGGTGTTGGTAAGTTAATCGGACCAAACGGTCAAGAACAAGATACTGATGAGTTTTTAGCTAACTTAATTCTTTATACTGATAACTCAACGGCAGCTTCTAACTTAAATACTGCAACATTTACACCACTTTTATTCCGTGTTGTTACTCAAAAATATGGTCAAGGTATTGTAGGTCCAAACTACACACGTACTCAAGCTGGATTTAACACTACAACATCGGGTGGTAATGGTGGTTATTATGATAACATTTGTAGTACTACAGGATTTATCTATTTAGAAATTGATACTCAAGTTCCTGCATGTATATCATGTGGTCAAACAACTCCTGATGGATATTCTGGAGCGACATTAACCGCATCTCAATGGAGCGGAGCTACTTCTTTAACTAACATCAAAGCAGCTTGGAGACGTTACGAAGAGTTAGAATTTGAAGACAAAATTGGTGAAGTTTCTTTTGACCTTGAGTCAGTAACTGTATCTGTTACAGAAAGAAAATTAAGAGCACAATGGTCTCCAGAACTTGCTCAAGACGTTGCGGCATTCCACAACATCGATGCTGAAGCTGAATTAACAGCTTTATTATCTGAACAAGTTGCAGCTGAAATTGACCGTGAAATCTTACGTGACTTACGTAAAGGTGCGGCTTGGACATTACGTTGGGATTACAACGGATGGAAGCGTCTGAACAACCAATCAACTCCTTACACTCAAAAGGACTGGAACCAAACGTTGATTACTGCAATCAACCAAATTTCAGCTCAAATCCACAAATCTACTTTAAGAGGTGGAGCAAACTGGATTGTTGTATCTTCTGAAATCAGTGCTATCTTTGATGACTTGGAATACTTCCACGTATCAAATGCGGCTCCTGAGCAGGACCAATTCAACATGGGTATCGAGAGAGTTGGTACATTAAGTGGTCGTTATCAAGTATACCGTGACCCATACTTCCCAGCTAACACTGTGTTGATTGGTCATAAAGGTACTTCTTTATTGGACACTGGATATATCTACGCTCCATACGTACCGTTACAATTAACTCCAACAATGTATAACCCATTCAACTTTACTCCTATTAAGGGTATTATGACGAGATACGCGAAAAAGATGGTGAACAATCGCTTCTATGGCCGTATTATCGTTGATGGTGTTCGTACATTCGATTTGAATGAATTAAGATAATCTTATCTTAATTGATAATAAAAAAGGGACAAGAAATTGTCCCTTTTTTTATTTTACAACATTAAATAATTGTTTTTTTGGTAAAATATATTATATTTATAATATATGAAAAAGTATAACCCTAATGATAAAGAATTATCTGATATATTAAAAATGTATAATGAAGAACTTCTAGGTTCACAAACTATTTCTGAAAAAACAGGTATAAGTAAACCAACAATTTTAAGAATATTAAAAGAAAATGGTGTAAAATTAGGCCCTTCAGGTAGAAGGTTTATTGGTGGTAGAAAAATTGCCGATAAAAAATGGAGAGATAGTAATAAAGAATATCTTTCACAAAAACACAAAACTTGGTCTGAAAAAAACAGAGAACATCTTAATGAATATCATAAAGAGTGGAGAGAAAAAAATATAGATAAACATAGAGAAAATAAACGTAATTACGAAAAAAATCGTAAACATAATGACCCCATCTACAAACTAATCAATAATTTCCGTACTGCGATATATCAGGTTTTGAAAGAAAGTAATGTACAAAAAAATGGACATTATTTTGAAATTTTAAAATATTCACCTGATGAGTTAATAACTCATTTAGAAAAAAAATTTATAGGTGAAATGTCGTGGGACAATTACGGTATATGGCATGTTGACCACATACGTCCAATTTCTTCATTTAATATACAAGAAATTGGAGATGAGTCATTTATGGAATGTTGGTCGTTAAAAAACTTACAACCGTTATGGGGGGATGAAAATATTCGTAAATCAAATAAAATATAATAAAAAAAGTCAGAGAAATCTGACCTTTTTTTATTTAGATGAAATAATCCTCAAAGATTTGGATATCGCCTCACTTTCTTCAAGAGTAAATACACCTCGTCTGTAAGAACATTTAACTGCTTCAATTATACAATAAAGAGCCTGTTCTTCACTCATATTAACTATGAATTTATCTAAATTTTCATAAGAACTATAATTGATTACATCAAATAAATTACCAATAGGACTAAGATTCTCAAATTTCTCAATAATTTCTTTTTTTAATTCTTCAGAATTGTTTTGTTCCATTTTATTAGATATTTATATTAAAATATAATTCTTTTTTTTTAATATGGAAAGTAAAAATATTTTGGAGATATTCCAAAAATTATTAGAGTACGAGGAAATGGTTAACGAGGCAACTGTAACATCAGGTTCAGGAACTTATAGGGGTCCTTTAAGTCCTGGTTTAAAGTTATGGGATAAAAATACTTTAGAACCTTTTACTGTTCCGTTAGAAAAATTTGATAACGCTCAATTATATGTTGACGCATTGGACGGTAATATTGATACTAAAAATATTAAAACCAAAGAAAAAGTTGCTAAAAAGTTTTCAAATTACGATAAAAAACATCCTGTTCTTAATGACGATGACGGAAGTGATTTAAATGACAACCCTCTTAACAAAAAATTACTTAAAAAAGTTTTAGGTAAAAATCAAATTAAAAAAGAAATTGTTAATGAAGATTTAGGTGTTTGGTTTGGGACTAAGAAAAAACCAAAAGGTAGTAAACAACCTAAAGGTCCGTGGGTTAATATCTGTAGTAAAAAAGATGGTAAACATCCACCATGTGGGAGACCTGAAGGTGATACAAAGGGTTATCCTAAATGTAGGGCGGTAGGTGTAGCGTCTAAAATGTCAGATTCTCAAAAGAAGGCGGCTTGTCAACAAAAAAGAAAGGCTGAGAAAAAAGATACTCAAACGGGTAAAGGTCAAAAACCTGTGATGACATCATACAAACCTAAAAAGAAAAAGACCAACGAATCGGTCTTAATATCTTTGATTAGAAAATCTTTAGGTTAATAAATACTTTTACCAACTCTAATACCTGGCTTAAGAGGTTCATACGTTCTTTCAGGTCTTGAATATTGTCCTGTACTAAATTCAGAATTTAAAGCTTTTAGTGCTCCTTTATATCCACCTGTTTCATCTGATAGTAATCTATCAATAACGTCTTGAACTAAACCTCTATCAAGTCTTCCGTATTCTGGTTCTTCTGACATTTCTTTTAATACTTTTTTAATTTGGGTATCTAACTTTGACATGATTTTAATATTAACAATTTATTTTATTATAAATATTATCAAGTGAGTGATTAATTTGACTTTCTAATTCTTTTTCAATCTCCATCGCTCTATATTCCATTTCTCTACGGAATGAGATAACCAGTTTTTCCCATTGAGTTTTATTTAATTTAATAAAATAACTGTATGTATGATTGGTTATCGTAACTTGCCCACCATCCATTGTAACAAAAATACCTAATTTATCATTACGGATATATTTTTTATCGGATATGGGGGCAATTATGAGTTCAGAATCTTGAGAATGAATGAGTTTTCTACATATGGTGGAACATTTCCTCACGTTAGACATATAAATGTCAAATTCGGTATCCTTTCGGTCTAATTTACGTAAATACAGACGATACTTAATCCACAGTTTTTTTATTATAGTCATGTCATTTATGATTTGACTACAAATATACTACGATTTTTTAATAATTCAAAATAATTGATTAACAATATGCTCCTGAACAGTGTCTTTTTCCGTCAAGACCTTTGATTTTACCTTTACATACTTGAACAGCGTGACCATTACTATAAGCTGAGGGAAATACGTCATATTTTGCCTTTGCCGATGCTAAACCACGAGCGCATAATTTAGTACCAGCTTTTTTACGACCTTCATACATTACATCAACTGCGTCATCACTACTAAAGTCCTCACCTTCGATTTCATTCATTATAAAATCAAAAACTTGGTCCATATTATTTTTAGATTCTGCAATGTGGTCTTGAGCCCAATCATGTCCATTATCTAAAATAGATTCTATCATTTGTTTATCTTTACCAAGGAGTATTTCGCATTGGCGTTTCATTTGTTCTAAGTTAGAGAAAAACATGTATCTTTGATTTTCCTCTTTAAGTACTTTTTTAATTATGTTATTTAAATTTTTCATATTACGCAATCATATCATCTTCTTTTAGGTCATTACAGACTACATCTAAAAACACTTCAATATCGTGTTCAATACCTTCATAATCTTCAAATACATTAGTTCCTTCAGTCGTATTTTCAAACATACAAGTTTGAAAATTACCTTCAGTATCACAATAAATTTCACCGTAGTAATCACTATTATCAACTGTTAAATATCCTGTATGTATTTTTTCATCTTCAGTATCTTGAGTTGACTCATATCTAAATTTAAATGACGGCATACCTGGGAATTCAAAAGACCAAAAACCACCTGATTTAACCATAAAATCATCTTTAGATGATGACTCATCTTCTATTGAAATACCTTTAGTAAATTTTTCAAGAGTTTCTTTTTCTTCAGGAGTGATTGATTCCATACCTGATTGACTAATTTTATCTAAAATCATATCGATTTTATCTTCACCTGGTTGTAAAACTTCGGATAAAACAAATTTTAATAACTTAATGTATTCGTTTTCTTTTAGTGTTATTTTTTTCATTTTTTGTCGACTATTTGGAATGTTAGTGTTTTTTTATAAGTATTAACTTCTCCCGAAGAATAAACTTTAATATCAATATTATATTCATTAGGTATTTTATCTCTCGTATCAAACACAAAATAATATTCATTGGAACTTCTATTAACTTGTGTCCAATCTTGAACTTGAACTTCTGTTGTTCCTTCCATAACATAAACTCTATAATAAGAACTTACAGGTGTTAATATCTGTGATGAGGTATATGCTTTTTTAATTACAACACCAACTCTACGAATATCTGTATTTAAAACTTTTTCATCTTGTTTAATACCATAAAAGTCAAAACCGTATAATTCAGGTTCTTTACTATTTGGAGACAAAGAAAATCCAAATTTATACGGTAGTAATGTTAAATCGTTTACAACATTTGGTATTGAAACGTTATTATATGATAAGTTAGACCAAGTATCTGTAAACATACAAGGTGTTGTTGCAGTCATTGATGTAGTAGTTATTTCATAAACACCTTGAGTTTTAGTACAAGATGTATAGACCCCAACAACATTGCCATTATTATTTTCAATGGTGACTATTGGTAAATTATCTAACGTAATTGGGTCACCATCAATGTAAGTATAAAGATATAAACTATTACTTTTATTAGAATAAAAAGAGTTTCTGTCATCTTGGACTAAATCATCATAGTTTGTTTCTAAAAACGGGTCATAAAATGTTTGTGTGTGTCTTGTAAAAAATCCAACAGAATAATTTTCAGTTAACCCTGTCAAATTTTCTAACTGAGGTAAATAAGCAATACCCCATCCTGTAAATCCTGATGTGGAACCTGTAAGGTATTGATTAATTTCATTTGTCATATTAAACTCAATATCTTCATTACCAAATTCAAAGTGTTGAGTATCGACAATAATTAAATCTGAATAATTAACATTACCACCATTGGTATTATTATATATTCCATTAGTGCTCCATCCACTTAATGTTGTAGTTTGAAACCAATTAGATGGCCTTTGGGAAGATGACTTATCTTGTGGTAAGGCAATTGGTGTTAATAATCCGTTAGATGTATTTAAAGTTTTTGTTACATTATAGTAATCATACCCAACGCCTTCATCCCAAGGTTGTGGGTTACCTGTAGTACCTGAAGTTAATGGTATTCTAAATAAAATTAAATCAAACGAGGTGGCTCTTCTTCGACCTATTGATGTAGTATCATTTAATAACTCATTATCAAATGACGAAGTATTTGTCATTCTTAAAGTATGAGTTATACCTGAAAATCCTGTACAACCTGTTGAGATTGTTTTATTAGAAAACTTTTGAGTTAATGAACTCAAATCTAAATCAAATATAAAACGACTAAATCCTGATGGACTTATAGAATCGTTTGCTGACCCAAAATACAGTTCAGTCCATGGTGATTTACCAGTGTTTGTGAAACTGTTATATTGAATTGTATTGTTTCTATTAAAATATGAACGATGAATTGACATTATCTTTTTTCAATAAATATCAATTCGTTCTAATATTTTGATTAATTACTTTAGAATCGAATAATGCCATCTCTGAAGTTATTAATGATTTAGATATTCCTTTACCACTAAAAGGTTGTTCGTCAGGAGGTAAGTTGTGCCAAGGGTGTGTATGGTCAGTTAAAAACTGTATTATTAAATTTAAAAGTTCTTTTAATTGGTCACCTCTAACAATCCCTGAAGTATTTTTAATGTAGTTTAATGATAATTCATCAACAGGAATACCATAAACAGTATCATCACCAAGATTTAATTTTTGTTTTCCGGGTATAAACGAATTGTGAGATAATAAATAAAGATTATCACCACCTAAAACCGCATAACCTTCTTGTATAGGTGAAACTTGGATATCCTGTGTTTTAATTTTGGAGTAGTCAGTTATCCTTCCAGTTCTATTTTGTTCAGATACTAAATCATAACCTTTATTCAATGTTGACCCGACAAATTTAATTTTATTAGTTATTGAAGCAGCGTTTATATAACTAGCCGACACTATTGGGTTTTGTAACGCAGTTTTTAAATTAACACCGGGTCTATAATAAAATGGAAATCTTTCACCATCAGTTGCAAAATAATCAGGTTTATTATACCCCTCAACTTTACCTCTATTTAATCCACCAATCGCATCATTAATTCTTAATACTAATTCTTCTTCGGATAAATTAATAAATTCGTCAATATAAGCCGGTGTTGTTACAGTCGAGGGTAATGATGTATCTTGGTTGAATACTGAAACTTTTGTTAAATCAATAGGTGGTAAATTATAAATTGTTATACTACCAGTGTAATTTCCCTGTGTTGAGTTATTAATGTTAATAACATCATACTCTAATAATTTTTTTACATTATTATCAACCAAAAATGGTACTTGAATAGTTTTTTCAGGTAAGTAAGTTAATTTTTTATCAAAATACGATAATTGTAAAAAAGTTCTTTTTTGATTAACCTGAGGTCTTTGTGTTTGTTCAAGTGATGTTGTTTTTACGGCTCTAATTAAAACCTCACCATCTTTTAAAATAATATCAGACCTTCCTTTTGAGTAAATACCAATATCTTGAGGTTCCGCAAAAACACCTTTAGATTTTGTGTTTGGGTATGTACCATCGTAGTTTTTAATTGATAAGTTTTGGGCAATATTCGACCCTTCAGCTAAAATTGATTTTGTTGCAGAATTTTGTTCATACGCAATATTCATAACAGTACTTTTAGTACTCGCAACATAATATTGGTTTTTTCTACCTGTATTTTCTTCTTTATTAGAATAAATGATATTAACATACTCATTTATTTCAGGTAAAATTGAAAGATTTATAGGTAATAAAGGTAAATAAACAAATGGGTCTTTAGATGTAAATTGGAAAACATCTCGAATATCACTTTGATTATCATTTAGTATTGAAACTCCTTGTGAATTATATTGTCCTTTTATGGAATTTAAAATTTGTTGAATAACCTCATCATCAGGATGAATTCTAATACGTCCAATCATCCATGGGTCATTGTTGGCAATTACTCTACCACCGTATATTATTTTTTTAATCATGATTTTTTACGAGATTCGTGTTCTTTTAACACTTTATTATAGTTAAATTCAACATTATCTAAATGTTTAGATAATTTAACTATTAAATCTTTAGTTTTTTCAAATTCTTCATTTAGATAGTTCATGGCAGTTTCCAAATCTCTATTTGGTCTATCCTTATGTTCTTTTATTATATTAAATATTTTTTGGTCCATATTAAAAGTATTTTCCTGTAACTCTGACTGGGCTGGTTGCGTATCCTGCGATAGGTATTGGTTTGATAAACATTTCTGTTTTACCATTCTCTTCCTTTTCTTTATTTAATCCTTGCATTATTGAGAATCCTTCCATATTTGAATACATTGGAGTTCCATTAGGATTTGGTCCTGTTGGTAATCCTAAACTTTGTAAAAACTCTAAATGATTCATATAAGCTCTATTAGTTGACGCTCCATCTAATATGTCAGATAATGCTAAAATTGGTGTCGGTGTGATTTGTTTTGGTAGTGGAATTCTTAGTTGGAATAATCTTAATAACGTGTCTACTAAACTTCTACATTCTCTAAAATCATTAATTGTTTGAGCAATAAAAACAGATAATGAAACAATATTATTTATAACTCTTGCAATTGTTGCCTTTTTTTCACCAGTCATGTCTTGAACAATTGTTTTAGCCAGAGCAATAACAATCTTTTTAATTTCAATTAATAAAGCTTCTAAAAATAATGCAATTATTCTACTTGTAATCCCATCAATTAACGCTCTATTATTTCTTAAAAAATTATTATAACCCTCGATAGAATCATTAAACATATTATTTACAGCTTTTGCCATAATAACATATGGTAATAATACTTTTGGTGTTAAAATAGATTTAATTATTGCTAACGGTAATTGTTGTATTAAATCTTTATTTATACTTAATGATAAATCATCAGGGAATGGAAAATTAGCAACCCACCTTGGGTCGTTAACTAAATTAGTTATAATGTTATTAATTTCATTTTCAAAATTTTCTCCATTATCACCTACTTGATTAATATTGTCCGATAAATAATTTGTACCTGATATTGGTAATGCAATGTTTCCACAATCAACAAATTCTCTAATACCTGATTTAATCGATTGGACTCTTTCATTTATAAAACTCAAATCATTAGATTCCATTTCAAAAATAGTATCTGTGGAATTGTCAACTTCCGGGTATTTTGCTTGACCCCCAACATCAATTTCAACATTATAATCCTGACATTGACCTAATATCCTTTGTATTATTAAACCAAATTTTGTTGAGTCGTCTAGTTGGTTATCTCCGAACTTTAAATCTGCCGATACACTACCTAAAACAATATCAATTAAAGTTGTTAATAAAAATCTTAAATCTAATAATGAGTTAGTTTTAAAATAATCAACAATAAAGTCAGAAACTCGATTTAATTGTAATGCTCGATTTGCTAATGTAATTTTATAATATTGACCTGGAGTACCATTACCATCTGACGTTACAAATTGTATATCAAAAAGATTTTGTCCACTTAATCCTTTATATTGAGTATTAACAGGATTGGTAATACCGTTAATACCACCCTGAGAAAGAGAGTTAGGTGTTTGGATTAAATAATATAAAAGTTGATTTGTTGATTTTAAATTTGACACACCGTCATAAGGATTTCGTTCATATATACATTTCCCCCAGGTATCTGTTGGATTTATAAGTAATATTTTTCCTAAATCTAAAGTACTGACTTTAATATATATTACATCATTGTTGTAGGTACTTTCTTCAGAACAATTTAAAGATTTTAACATTTCTTCTGAAACTATTTCAGAGATTTTTGGTTTAATATCTTTAGCAACTTTAATTAAAAGTTTTGTAATATAATTATCTTTTGGCTTTGCGGCACCTTTGGCCATTTGTAAAATATCAATAAGTTGGTCATAACTTGATTGAGCTTTTTCTTTTCTTTCTTGGTTTTTTTTTGCTCTTTCTAATGATTTTTGTTGTCTTGCAAGTTTTTTTTCGTCAAGTTTGTTTTTGAGTTTTTGTTTTTTAATTTCAGCTTTTGATTGCACAAAAGTTTTATAAACTTTAAGTTTATTCTTACTTTGTTCAAAACCTTCCTCAATACTAATTGCCATTACAAACTAAATTTTTGATTATCAGAATTTATATCTTTATCTAATAAACCTTGTAAAACATCATCATCCATATTTGAGATATCAAATGAATCTTCTTTTGAACTTTGTTTTTCCCAAATACCTGATTGTAATTTTGAAAGTTGTAATTTTTTATCAACACAGTCGTTGATTATTTTCTGTTGTTTTTCGATAACAGGCCCAATTAGAGTCATGTCTTCAGGTTCCTTCATCATAGAAACCATTTTATTTTGGATTCTGATTGCAGTTGAACGTTGCTCAACCAACTCATTATAAATTTCCTGCATTAAAACAAGGATTGAGTCTTTAGTAAAATTAATTTGTTTTTTCTTTGGTTTAGTCATACCAATAAATAGTTTTTAAAAAAAAATTAATCTGGTTTGATTTCTATAAGACCTAAATATATTTTTTTATATTTTTTCATGGAAGCTCTTATTTCTTTAGTTGAAAGATTCGTCATTTCTCTTAAAGACAAAAGAATTACATTTTTGTTAAACTTATTATTATCGCTTGCCGGAAATATTGTTTCGTAATTATCTAATACTTCAATTAACGCAATACCCAATTTTATTTCATTTTCATTTAAATCATTTTCTTCTAAAACATTTTTAATGTATGATTTTAAAATTGGTATAACATTTACTTCAACATCCGGTTCAACATCCAAGTAATAAACCATTTCAGCTCTATTTTCTAAATCACCTGATATGTCTTCATAAGACACTTTTCGATTCATTTCTTTTTGGTCTTTTAAAATCTGTCCCATTAAATAGTTTTTACAGATTGTACCAAAATAAGAATATGCTTTTTTTTCTTTTGAGGGACTAAATTTGTCAATTTTTGTCATCAAAAAAGAATGTGTATCAGTATGGATATCGATAAAATCCATGTCTTTTCTATACAACTTATATCTTCGAATAATTGAGGATATCATTTTATCTAAAGGATGTCTCAAAAAGTCGTTATATATTTTGTTTTTTTCATCAAAAGTAGATGCGGTTAGAAACATTCTAACCGCATTTTCTTCTCTTATGTCAAAATAATTTTCAGTGGTTGGTTTCTTTTTTTTAGAAACTTCAATCATCTCAGTACTTGAACTTATAGTCATCAAGCATTTTCTTGAGAATATTTTATGTTCCTGTCGGTAGAAAAGAAATACTCTTTTTTTGCCAAAGATACCCAAAACTGAACTTCACTTTCCCCAACTTTATTTTCACCATTTTTGTATTCCCAAAATAATGACCCTTCTCTAAGGTTCATATGTTTGTAACCAATTTTAGGAATTGTCATAATTTTTGCCGAGTTATAAGTCATTCTCAATAAAAATTCATAAGGGAATGTTAATTTAAAACTTGGTTTAAATCCTCCAAAATCCTCAACAATCAATTTCTTAAATACCATACCTGAGGTTTGGAAATTTTGATAATTTAATAATGTTTCATTTGTTAGGTAACCCATTTCTTGACTAAAATTGGCTGCAAATGTTGCCTCATTAGTAAATCCTGCAAATACCATTTTGTTATCAACATCAACCACTATTGGTAGAAATGCATCTACGTCAGGATAAACTTCAATATATGATTTAACATTTTTAAACCAAATTTTGGCATACTCATCATCAAATTCTAAGATACTAACCCATTTAGTATTTGATTTTTCAATACCTAAATTAACTTGAGACGAAAAATTAGGCTCCTCTTCAAATTTAATTTTTCTAACATTTAAATCTCCAAAATCATATGATTCTAAAAAATCAATTAAATTTTCTTCACCTGAGTGAACAATTATTAATTCTTTAGGTTTAATAGGTTGTAATTGAATTGATTCAATCGATTTACTAAAAAGTTCTACAAAATCTTTAACTAAATTTGTTTTAATTGGTAAGATGACGCTTAAATCTAAAATATTCTCCATAATTTTATTGTTCTATAAGTTGTAATTTATTGTATTCGGTTTCAAAAACGTTTAATTTTGATTTGGTATATTCGTCAAATAATGAAATAATTTTATTTTCAAAATTATTAACATCACTATATTTTAACGAACATTTTTCCATTCCATTATATATCTCTTCTGAGATATTATCTTCTAACCAATTTTGAATATACTCACCAATAAAGTTGACTAAATTTAATTCGTCTTGTATCCAAATTCCATTATCTTCATTCATCCATTCAGGTACCATCTTTGGTATAACACCAATTACAGGTACTCCACACTTCATGGACTCTAATGGGAATGTACCAAACGCACTTGTTCTATCATCCCAAACAGATAACATACAATCTTTTAATGTGTTAGCAAATTCTTCCTCACTTAATCCTCTCATATCTCTGAAAGTAATCCATCTAAATTGAGGATATCTTTGATAAAATGATTTAATCACATTGATAGCATCTCTTTGTTCTCTTGAGGAGATTGCAATAATTGGTTTTGCAGGATACTTTGATTTTTGAAAAATCTCAGAAGTCACAGGTTCAATAATTTCGGTTGAGACATTTTTAATGTACTGTGAAATATATTTTTTTTGAGTGTCTGAAGTTGTAATACATTTTGTAAACCCAAATTGTGTCCATGATTGACCTGGTTGTAATGTCTCAAAAATTTGGTCGTACGCTTGTGATAACACAATTTTTGTACATTTAACATTCGTTAATTGTGACATTACATAACCGAAAATTTCGGGAATAATAATAAAGTCTTCAGGTGCCACTTGTAAGTTTTGACCCTCAATTGATTGGTGAGGTAAATTAGAATATTGTTCACCTAACCAACTAGAAACACCAAAATAATCAGGTTTTTCATGTAAAATAATCGGGTTATATCCTTCCTTAAGTAAAGCATTTGCCATTTGATAAATGTACCTTACGGACGCTTTAGCATTACCTTTAGTGTCTTGTACAAAAAAATATATTTTATTTTTTTTGTTTTTTAGATTTGAGATTGATTCTCCAATCTTTAAAATTCTATCTTCCATATTTTAGTATTTTTTTATAGTTTTATTATTTAATAGTGTATTAAATGCCAATTTGAATGGGATTGATAATTGAGATTTTGCGCCCAATTTTTCATCAACTTCTTCTTGTTCACTCATAATGACTTCTATCATTATTTTAATGAGTTCGTACTGAACAACACTAATATGTTGACCTGTTTCACCTGATATTGGTTCAGTCGGCTCAATATTGATTAAAGAATTAATTTCTTCTAAATCAATATAATAATTTTCATTTAAAATGGGTAACATTATAGTTTTTCAGTAATTATTGGTTCTAATTCTTTTAGTTTTGTTATTGAAACTTTTGAATTAAGTTTATTATTATAAGTTGTCTCATATTTAACAACTTTATCTTTGTAATTAATAATAATATCAGGGTTAGAAGTAACTATTAAATCTAATTCATCTAATAGTTTATTTTTTGTTATATCATTATAAAAAAATATTTTTTCAATAAGACAACCAAATTTGGATAAGAAAAATAAAGTAGCTGGTTTTGATTTTGATATTTCATCTGATATAATAATAAAATCAACTTTATCTCTTAGATTAATATACAAATCATTTAAATCATTAAGTGATGATAACTCAGTTGATGGAGAATGACCAAAAATTTCCATAGGAAACTCCTCATATAAAAAACTAAAAAATTCTTCTTTTGATTGAAATGAAAAGTGATTTGTTAAATCTAATGAATCAATTGGTTCACTAATTTTATATTCAAACGGATTCTCAGATTCAGAATTTTCTAAGTTATTATCTATTAAAAATTTTTCATATGTGGTTTTAAACTTACCAATAGTATCCCTTAAAACACCATTAATCTCAATTCCTATCTTCATATCTTTTTAAGATTTCAGTAATTAATGGGTTTCTAACAACATCCTCATCACCAAATTCATGAACACCAATTTCAGAAATATTTTTAAATTTTTCAATAGCGTCCCACAACCCTGAATGTTTTTTATCTTTATATCTGTCAGTTTGTTCTAAATCTCCTGATATAAAAAATTTACTATCTGTTCCAATACGAGTTAATAATAACTTCATTTGTTTTGGAGTTGCGTTTTGAGCTTCTTCAAATATTAAAATAGAATTATCAATATTCATCCCTCTCATATACGCTAAAGCAAAAACTTCAATAACCTCCATTTGTTTTAATTTTTCTCTCGCTTCTTTACCTATAATTTTATTTAACAGGTAGTAAGATGGAAAAATATATGGGTCCAATTTTTCCTCAACGTTACCAGGTAACGAACCAAGTTTTTCCTCAGCTTCAACTGCGGGTCTAACTATAATAATTTTTTCATAAGGTGATGTGTGGTCCGCGATTAAATCAACTGCCGCTTTCATAGCTATAAAACTTTTACCGACACCGGCTGGACCTGAACAAATTGTAATTTGATTTCTAATTAATTTATCGTAATACTCTCTTTGACTTTGAGTTAAGAATTTATCCTTACTCTTTTTAATCATACCACTAATTTGGTCTTTCTTAGACATTTTTGGTTTAGCGTCAGTAGGAATATACTGAGTGTCTTTGCTAATTGTTTTTCTTCTTGTCATTATTTAATTGTATAATAATCCAACCAGTAGTCAATCATTTCATCTAACATCGTCTCAAATGTGTAATCATGAGACCATCCTGTTGTATTAATTAATTTAGATGAGTCACCTTTTAAATCGTGTAATTCTTCAGGTCTTAAAAATTTTTCGTCTTGATTTACATATTCTTTATAATCTAACCCTAATGATGAAAATACATAATCACATAGTTCTCTAACTGAATGTGATATACCCGTTGAACAAACAAAATCATCAGGATTTTCTAATTGTAGAATTTCCCACATTGCTTTAACATAATCCTTAGCATGTCCCCAATCCCGTGTGGCATCAAGATTACCCAATTTGAGTCCATTAGACATCCCTAATTTAATCTTAACCGCTTCTTTACACACTTTGTTAGTTACAAAGTTTGTTCCTCTTCTTGGAGATTCATGGTTGAATAAAATACCATTCGATATGAACATACCATATGAGTTTCTGTAGTTACGACAAATGTTATAACTGAATACTTTAGCACACCCATATGGTGACACGGGATTCATCGGTGTTGTTTCTCTTTGGTATCCGTCAGAATCAATTGAATTACCAAACATTTCAGATGATGACGCTTGGTAAATTTTTGTATCAGGTTTAATTAATTTAACCGCTTCAAGAAGATTTAAAGTTCCCAATCCTGTGACGTTAGATGTGTAAATTGGTTGGTCAAATGAAATTCTAACATGTGATTGTGCAGCTAAATTATAAATTTCATCAGGTTGTGTTTTTTGAATAACTGAAATTAATGATGAAATATCAGTTAAATCCGCATAATGTAATTTAATTTTATCATAAACTTCATTTAACCTTGCAGTTTGATTTTCAGCAACAGAGTTTCTTTTTAATGTCCCATGAACTTCATATCCTTTTTCTAATAAAAACTCTGATAAATAAGACCCATCTTGTCCATTAATTCCCGTAATTAATGATTTTTTCATATTTATTATAAATATTTTTCTTTAAATGTTTCTATTGAAATCAAATTAATTGCGGTTTCTCTATTTTTTTCTAAAAAACCGTAATCATAATAATTTTCATTTTCACTAACACTCAAAAGTTTTTGTTTACCTTTTTTGATGATACCACAACCTTCATCAGTATTAACCGTATTAATTTCTATATTTGGATTTTTTATCCTTAACTGAACAATGGCTTTCCATACATCACCATGCCAAGCGTCACTGGCTCGTTCTCGTCGTTGTGTTATTTCTGTAATTGGATTACAATCATGAACGACAATTACACCATTTTCGTTAAGATTGTTTAATGAATTGACAATATCTCTATAAACTTGTTCGTGTAAATGTAAACCATCAACAAAAATAATATCATATTTTTGTGATATATAATTATCAAAAAACTCGTCTGAAGTCATTTTATATGTTGTATCAACATTAGGGTCAACACCATGTTTAATAGGTATTTTAACACCAACCCAATTATATCCAGGTTGTTCTGGAGTGTTAACGCCAATTTCTAAATATGATTTATAGTTATTTTTCTCAATTAGACCATTAATTATTTCTGTTCTTGTCATAATATTAATATTTTTATTGTTTAATCATGTATGAATATTTATTTAAATTATCTAAAATATATTTTGGGTAAGTTGAATCAATTTCTACTTTTGAAAGTTTACCCCTAAAAAATGGGTCATTTTCACCATTAATATTATTTTCAATACTTGAAATTATATGTGGGTTATTAAATTCTTGGTGTGAATAAGCATCAATTTTTGTTTTAACTCTTTCAACCCCACCCATAAAACTAAAATGCCAACCACCATTTTCAATATGATTTGTTGTATGTTTATTTTGTCTAATCAAATTAATTGATTTATTTTTTAAATTACCATATAATAAACATTTAGTACCACTCCAATTATATTCTTTTAATAAATTAAAATAGTAATAATATGTTGTTTGTTTAAAATTAAAAATTTCATTACTTATATTATTTTTTAGATTTTCAACTTCTACCGGATTTGGTATTTCGTCCAAATCAGAAATTAAAATAATATCGTCATCAGAACATTTATTAATACCATAAAATATTCCTTCTCTTTGATATGTTTCTCTACCCCATTGTTTTTCATGTCTTCCCCACCCTTCAGACAATTCAACATATTTTAAAATTCTATTTTTAATATTGTCAACGTCATTTATTGGATTTAATACATATGGTAAATTAACAAAATTTTCAGGAGTATCATTAATAATCACATGAATTATTTTATCTTCAAATTTCTTAAATTTTTCTTTATTTTCATTAAAGAATAATTTTTTTTCTTTACCTGAAAAAGTAACTGTAGATTCAACTATTACAAATTTATCTACAATATCATTAAGTATTTCTAGTCTTAATTCTAATGTTTCTAATTCATTAAAAAACAAAACACAATCGTATATTTTTTTCATTATATTATTTTTTTTAATTTATAGTATTCTAATGCTTGTGATTTACAAGTTTCATAATCAAATAATAACCCATCTCTATCCATATATGTAAATCCTCGTGTATAAACATCACCAGTTGCCCAATATCCATCACTAACATTATGTCTTGACCAATACTTTGGGGCTATAACTTTATTTACATTTTGATTTAACCAAGCCGGCCACCACCCAAATGTTGAATTTGAAATAATTAACCATTTTGCTTTATAAATTAAATAAAAATCAAAACCAATTTCATCATGTATTGTTGGGATATCAAATGGCATATACATTCTTGAACAATTTGGGTCGTCAGTAACCACTAAAAATTTCATATTTGGATTAATCAATAACATATTATTTATAGAATCTTTCCAATACTCTCTTCTTAATATTACATTTGGGATGTTTTGATATTCTCCACCTCTAAAATTTAAAACACATAGATTATCGTCAAGAAATATGGACAACTCCTTTAATTTATTTTCAAATTTATGTACATATTCTTCTTTAATTTTAAACCAATTCAATATATCTTTTTTTCTATCTATTAAATAATCCTCACACTGATAAATCCCACCCAACGCTCCGTTATCACCAATTAATTTTGTGTTATCAGTAATTTCATATACCTTTGGGTCAAACATTGTTATATTAACATTGTCGTGGTGTTGGTAAGTAATCCATTTTTCATGAAAGTTGGTGAAATTACCAATAACTTCTTTACCAAAATCCACATCCATAAAATACATTTGATTCATTCCATTATGATAGTCGTAACTTGGTACTGGATTAATTCCCCATTCATACCCTAACTTTTCGGCAACTGCTCTACATACAGAGTACTGCCACATATGGTTTCCAAAATTACCTGTTAAATTTGTAGTTATCATTTTAAATATTTCTATATTCTTCTTTAATTGTAAAATTATTACTAAATAAAGTAAACATCGCTCTTTCTATAATATACGCCTCACCAGGTTGAACATGCCAAGAAACATAATTTCTCATGGTTTCATAAAAATGTTTATTATATCTTAAAATGTCTTTTTTTGGTATAATATGGTTTCCTCCAGGGGCAAATCTAATGTATTCACCAAACGTTGGGTTTTCAAATATACTATGTATCATTTCAGGATAACTAAAAATATATTTAGAATTATGTATTCTTGAAACTGTATAATTAACCTCATTAGGATTCTCATGGTAAGCATCCGTTTCATCAACAAATGAATATATTCCAGGACTATGTCTAGGGTGGTCCCTAATGTAATTTTCAATTGTTGTAAATTCAGTATTATTAATAATGTTTTTAAATTTTTCAAATCCACAATGTCTTGGAATTACATTACCTTTGCAAAAAATAATTATTTCAGGTAAATTTTCATAGTTTGTAACAATAAAATCAAATATATCATATATGTTAGCACCAACATTTACTTGATGTTTAATTTTATCTGATTCTTCAAATCTATGTGCCCTGTCATAAATCAAATAATTATTGGTATATTCCTCAACCCAAGATTGACTTAAATCTTCAGGTAAAAACCCAAAGTCAGTCACTACTAAAAACGCGCCTGATGTTATAATTTTGTCACTCATATTATATAAAATATTTAAAATTTGTTTTATCGTATTTTGTATAAAGTCCAAAACAAGTCATTTGTCCCCATAATGGAAGATATACATTGTTGGCTATACCAAAAAATAATGAACTTAACGCAAAATTACTTCTTGATAATATTAAAGTTTCAGAATTACATAATAAAAATAAATCATAACATGGGTCATCATTTGAAATGTATCTATAAGGTAACTCATCCACATATTCTCCAGGATTTGTTACAATAATGACTTCATGATTTGGTTTATATTTTAAAACGTCATCTATTATTTTTTTAATTCTTTCAGGTGGTAATGGTGATTGACTATTGTGGTCAGGATATTTGCTTCTAAATTCAGTATCAAAACCAACATCAGGGATAAATCCATTCTCAATATGATTTTTAAAATGATTTGCACAAAATGAACCATCATAATCAGGTCTACCTTTAACATCCTCAAGTCTAAGATGAACTAAAATTGTTTTTTTAGGGTCAAATGGAATATCATAATTCATTGATTTACCATATTCCATAAATTTTTCTCTAAATTTATCGGAATAAACATTTTGTTTAAAATAAGTAAAAAAATCAGTTTCTAAATTTAATAATGTTTTAGACCAAACTGTATAATGAGTCGGCGCCGCTAAATCAACTTCTTGAGTAAAATCTTCTGAAATAAATTTACTATTATGTAAATCAACAATATCGAATAATGTTTTTAAAAAAATTGTATTATTGTACGATTGATTATATGAATTATATACTCGTAAATGAGTTCTATTATAGAATATATAAAGATTATTTTTAATTGAGTATAATATTTGAGAAACAATATCTCCAATATTACCTCCTAATCTGTCACTTGAACCAAATAAATTTAAATACATTATTATATTTTTTTAAAAATTGCGGTTAAAATGTTAGGAGTTAGATTTTTATCAACTCTAATATTATCTTCTAAGTTACAATAATTTAACATAATATAACCTTGACGTTTCATAAACGTTTCAAGAGATTTTTCATCAAAGTGAAAAATATGTTCGTTAGGTTTTCTATGTTTCCAATTAGTAAACCATTCATCATCTAACCCATTATGGCACCAAGGAAGACTAATAACAATATATTTACATTTTAAATTTTTAACAAATTCAATATCATGAAAATGTTCTAAACAATCAAAAAATGTAATAACCTCAACTTCTTTTTCTAAAATATTTGGGACAAACTCAATACCTTCATTTAATGGATAAGCGGGCTCAATGTCGTTACCATACAAATTTTTAATTAAGTTTTTACATGAATCTAAAAAATACCCATTACCATATCCGACATCCATTAATGAATTTGGTACTTTACCAAGAGAACCAATTATATATCCCAACCTAAGATTTTCTATATTTCTGGTTTGATTAAACATACCATATCTATCACCATATGATTTGTCATAAATAAATTCCTCTTTTATTATTTGTTCAATAACACCATCTTGTGTTAGTTTGTAATTTTCAATCATTTTAAATCATTATATATTTTATGTTATCATACCAGTAGTATGATTTATTTGTTACTCCCCACCCTTCAGGACATTTATCATCAACTGTTTTTTTAAAACATTCAATATCCAAATCATTTTTATAATAGTTTTTTATTGATGATGATAAAATTGAACTTCCTGACCAAACACATATAAATTTTTTACATGAAAAAATTAAATCAACATAATGGAAAATATCTTTAGTGGTGATAAACTCAACATTTAAATCTGAAAAAAAATCATCAGAAACCACTAAATTAGGATAGTCATTTGTTAGAATAACTAAGAATTTCTCATTTTTATATGTTAGTAAATGTAATTTTATTTTATCATTATCATATTCTTTAACTGACACACTATTTAAATCTAAAACTATAAAATCATTAACTTCATTTATCTTATTTGGGTTATAATATATTTTAGCGTATTTACTTTCATTATTTACCCCATAAATTAATTCAATATTTTTATGAGTTGTAAATTCTTTATTAAAATCAACTGTGTCAGAAACACCCCAGTTTTCAAGGTGACCACAATTTGGAATTTCTGAAGTTAAACCTTTTACATGTGGATTTGTCCCCCATACTAAATCATAAATTTCTTGACTTCTAAATGATGATTTATCACTTATGTAAAATTCATATCCTAAATTTGTAAAAATTTCAGGTAATGTTGTAAATGATAAATGGTCTCCGAGTCCTCCCCAGTTAACATATAATATTTTTTTTTCCATTATTCCTCTGAGTATAAAAAATCTCTTGCAAACGTATCCTCAATCTCATTATGATTGTTTTCATTAAACGTGTCTATTGGTTTTTTCACGTTTACATTATCAACACCCCCTCTTTCTCTTTTAATTAAAAATTCAGGATAAGTTCTAATATAATAATGGTTTAATTGAGCAATTTCATCACTTGCAGAGTAATTAAATGGACCATTACCTTGTCTAAAATGAGTATCCATCCATGAATCCCCACACCAATGAACGTGTTGTTCAACAGATGGACCTAATTTACAAATACTTTTAAACTGATTGTGTAATTCTTTTTTTCTCTTAGTGAATCTTTTAAGTTGACTTGTGTGAGATTTATCAAATGTACTTAATCCATTATCTCCAAACATTGCCCAATTTATTATTAGACAATTACAATTATTATAATCATTTATAAAATCTTGGATATTCTTATGTTTTTTTAATACTAAAAATTCATCAATGTCAAAAAACGCAACCCATTCGTATTTTTCATAATAATTTCTACAAAATTGAGTAAAACATTTAGACTGTATATTTCTATCCCATAATGGTTCATTACTTATATATGAAAATCCGTCATATTCATGAAGATAAACATTTTCGTTTAGAGTATTGTTTTCCCACCTCCAATTATTCTGAAAAATATGTATGTCGTCAAACCCTAATTTAAGATTGTAATTAATCCATTCTTGGATATATAATTCATCTTTATGAGCTAAAGTAACTAATGCAATCTTTTTTTTCATTTTTTTAAAATTTAGGGTATTGCATGTTAGTTCCGTTATAATTGTGGAACATGAATGGTTTAATTCCTTGTATTTCAGGTATCATGCTTTCGTGGGAAAAGTGTTTAGCTACATCAATATGCGCAAATATGCAGCCCTCCTCAATATACTTATGTCTATAGTGGGCACAAATAAACCCATCCTCATTTGTATAACCATAAAATGACTTCCATTCTAAATTTAAATTATTTGCGACATCCAATAATTTTTTACTTCGTAATGAGACACTATTTCCTTGTCTAATAATATTACCATAAATGTCTCTATATGATATATCATCAGTAGGAAGAGGAAATGGTGCCCCAATATAATCATAATTTAAAAAATCATCATTCCAAGACTCAGGATTTACTATAAACCCATTATCATGAATTAAAATTGCATAGTCAGTTTCAACATGTTTTGGTAAATTATAAATTATATTATAATTCCATTCATCAATATTAGAACTTTTTGGGGTATATTCATGTTTAATATAGGATGGTAAATTATCAGGTTTGATATCTGATACAAGTTTAACATCCCCAAATTTTATCCCTCTACAACTGTATTCTAACGCTTGAATAGTTTGTGGTATTCTTACACTTGTAAGTGCCACTAATGTTATTTTTTCTAAATTAATCATATTTTTCTTTAACAATTTTTAAATCTTTTAATTTTGTTTCTTCACCAATTGTTGATGTTAATTGGTCAAATCCTGTTCTATTTACAACAGTTATTGAATCTGAAATACCGGGTACACCAAACCGTATAAATAATTTTTGATAAAAATCACAATCCATTAACCAAATTAAATTTTCATCAAATAATGGAATATTTTTATTTTTAATAGTTAACCCACTAGGACCTCCTAAAGTATTATTACCTGACCACACCGAATTGTTCCATTTTGGCGTATATAAATTGTATAGATTGTTTCCATCAACTGAATGATAAAATTTGGTAAAAAACCAATGTAAATTTTCATTTTCATTAATGAAATTATGTTGTAACTCTAAAGATTTTGTTCCATATAAAAAATCATCTTGAAATAAAATTTTAATCCATTTACCTGAACATTGTGATATTGCATTGTTTATGTTAGGGGAATGTGAGTTATAATTATGAGGTTTGTTAAAAACATGTTTAATGTTTAAAACATCTGACCATTCATCACATAATTTTTTAATATCGTCATTTTTACTATCATCAGATATTACAATTTCAAAATTATTAAAAGTTTGTTCTTTAAATATCTCAAAATTTTTAGTTAAATACTTAACTCCCTTACCTTTGAACTCATACGTTGGTATTGATATTGAAAAGAAATAATTTTTCATATTTTGAATTATAGTATTTTTTGTAATTTTTGTAAACACATTGTAGTATCTGATGGAACATTTAAAGGTTTTAAAATTGGCTCAACCATAGAAGTTTTTTTTGCTAAATCGTATATTGATTTAGGTTCAGTACCTACATTATATACCCCCTCAGAACCATTTAAAATCAATTTAATTACAATTGATGATATAACATCTACGTAGTCACAATTTGTTTTAATATCTAACCACGCTTTATCATATGGGAATGGGTTTGGTTTATGTGATAATCTACAGACTAAAAAATTTTTAGATTTTAGTTGGACATGTGCGTCAGACAAAAGTTTGGTATATCCATACCATGTAGGTATATGTACGGGTACATCCTCTTCTGTAGCATTTGATATTGAGTTGGAGTAAATGTAATCGGTTGATATATGAATAATTTTTTTATTATTAATATTACAATATTCAACTAATTCATCAACAAATTTATAATTTATTAACCAGTTAGAATTTTTATCTTCAGAATATGTGTTAGTATATGCTATACAATTTAAAATTGTGTTAAAATTATTCATATATGGGATTAACGTATTAAAATCTAATACATCAATTCCATCTTTTTTTCGTGATACGTAGTCCCATCCTGTTTGTTTTTCAATTTCAGAACCTAATAAACCGTCACCTAATATTAATACTTTTAGTTCTCCCATTTTTCTTTAAAAACATTCTCAACGTATTCAAATACATCCTCATCATAATGAGGTGCTGCTCCAAGAAAAAACACTTTATCTAAAACCATATTAGAATTTGGGTAACGCTCAATAGAATCTAAGTGGGAATATCCTGGATGAAACAAAATATTACCTGCGAAATAATTTCTAGTTTGAATTTTGTTTTCTTCAAGAAAAGAAACTAATTTATTTTTAATTTCTTTATTGTCACAAATAAAAGGTGTACCAAACCAACAAACATCTGACTTTTCCAAAGATTCAACACTTTTTAGACCCTCTACATATTTTACCAAAATTGATTCAATTCTATTTTTACTGTTTTTTCTTTTTCTGTCAATCTCTTCAAATTTAGTCAATTGAACCAATCCAATTGAACCTTGTAAATCCATAGGTTTTAAATTATAACCCATATTAGTGAACACATATTTGTGGTCAATAATACCATCATAAGAATCTAACCATTTACCAAATCTATTTTGACATGTTCCACAAGATAATAAGTTTGCTGAACCAACACAGTAACAATCTCTACCCCACCAAGAAATACTTACAAATAATTTTTTAAGGTCTGCAATGTTTGTACAACACATTCCACCTTCACCTGTTGATATGTGGTGAGCAGGATAGAATGATGAAGACCAAGCGACATAATAATCTGAAATAGGTTTTCCATCCCATTTAGTACCTAAAGTATCACAACTATCTCCGATTAATTGTATGTTATGTTTTTCACACAAAGATTTAAGAAAATCCATATCAGGAGGATTACCAAGAACAGGAGATACAAATATTGCTTTAGTTCTTTCAGTAATTTTTTCCTCAATTTTTAATAAGTCAAAATTCAAAGTGTCCCATTCAATATCAATAAAAACAGGAACCATATTATTTTGAACAATTGGTGCAATTGTCGTTGGAAAACCAACAGGTGATACAATTATTTCATCACCATCATTCCACCCAAAATATTTTTTTAATGCAGTGATTAATACTAAGTTAGCCGAACTACCTGAGTTTACCATATGTGAAAATTTGACACCAAACATTTTTGAAAATTTGTTTTCAAATTTGTAAACATTCTCACCTGTTACTATCCATTTACCTGAAATTAAGGTGTTAATCGCTGCTAATACTTCTTGATGGTCCCAATAAGGTCCTGAATATAGAACTTGACTTTTACCTGGTTCAAATTTTTGATTATAAAGATATTTTGGATTGTTTTCAGATAAATAGTCTTTAATACCGTCTAATAGAGTTTCTAATTGATTTGACATGTAACAAGTATAATAAATCTATTTTTAATTATCAATTATAATCCAATCATTTGGAATAATGTCTTGGATATCTTTATGACCTGATGGCCCAAACCATTTTTTTGGTGCAATTATTTTACCATTATTATCATTGAGATATGACCCCCACCAACTAAATGAACTGTTAGATATTATAACATTTTTACACATAGTAATTAAAGTTAAATCTAAAATTTCATCATTTAAATCTGAGTATAAAAAATTATCAGATTTGAATGTAGATTTAACCCAATCCATGTCATCTGAAATGAATATGAATTTAGTATCATTGATTATATTAATTGCATTTTGATAGTAATTAATATCACAAGTAAAATGAAAGTCTTTGAATTTTAAATAGTCACCTCTTCTTACGTGTACACAAGTTAAATTTTTTGTATCGTACTTAGTTGATATGTTTTTGATATCTTTTTCGTCAATGTAAAATAATTTTTTAATAATATCAGAATTTTTTTTAAAATATTTTTCACTTTGAAAATACCCATTTAATAAAAGATTTTTTTGATATGGTATTTCAGAAAATGAAAACTTAGGTTCATTATAAATTTTATCAAAAATATAATTTTTATAGTTTGGGATGTTTTTAAATATATTATCTACATATTTGGTTGATTTATTACCTTGATTTGGTGTAAAACACTCATCAAAATTAAAAGAATATGTATTATTATTAGATATCGCTAATGAAACTGCAGAAGCAATTTGAAACATTTGGTTCCCTAACCCACCTTGTAATCTTGCTGATATCATTATCTGATTAACTTTTGATAAGGAGTTTTATTTCTAATTTTTGTTGCGTGGTCATTAACCATAGTCATATCAACCTTATGTTCATTAATTGGATTTTCACCATTATAAACATAATTAATTTCGGGCATAAATTTGTAATGTTCAGAACCTGACATTTCTAACATAGGATACATAAAACACAAATCACCACTCCATTGCCAGTAATTTCCGTTTTCATCTCGTAAATCTTCTTCTTTAATATTTCGCCATAAAAACGCTCTCCAAGTCCTAATGTGAGATGCGGTAAATCTATTTTGTCTTAGATTGTCAAAATTTGTTTGAGGACTTGAAAACCCGGATTGCCCATTAGAGTATTTGAAACTACCATTAGCAATCCAAACATTTGGGTCTTCATATACGTTGTTAATTCTTTCAAATACTTTTGAATCCGGTAACCAATCATCACCATCAACTTCAATTAACAATTCATTGTCTGAGATATTTGGATTATTCCTGATAGTTCTATCAAAATTACCAGCTTGATATAATTTTTTATCGTATTCATCTATTAAGATAAATCTTTTATCATCTTTAATTAAATCTTTTATTTTTTGAACCGAACTATCGGTAGACATGTCATGGGTTATATAACATGTAAAATCCTTATATGTTTGTCCCATTATTGAAAGAATACTTCTTTCAACATATTTTTCAGCGTTATAAAATCCTGTTAGAATTACCATTTGTTAAATATTTTTTTAAAATTTTATTTGTATAATTTTTTTTATCTATTAAGTGTTCTAAAATATTATCTATTTCAGGACTATTGTTCAAATTAGGGGTATTAAATTTTGGGGGAACTTCAACGATTTTAACCTTAGAATCTAAAATTTTAAAAATCATCTCACATAAATTAACAACTGTAATGTTTTCAATTTTAGAAAAATTTAAAATCTTATTGTTAAAATTTTTAATTACTTCTAAAGTTACTTTCTTTAAATCATCAACATCAATCAAAGCTCTACAAACATCTTTTTGTATTTCTAAACTATGATTATTTCTAATTGAATTAACCAAAAAATTAATCAAGTTATTTTGATTTCCACTATTGCTTATTATTTGTGGTAATCTAATTATTATAAAATTATTTGAATTTTTAATAATTAAATTTTCCATTAATTCTTTATGGTTAAAATATTGGGAATTTACATATTTTGAAGATATACTACTAAAATAAACTATTTTTTTTTCAGGGAACTTTGTTAAAGTATTTTGTAATAGGATAGTTTCTCTTTGATATTCACTTAAGTTTTTTTCATTTGAATTTGAAACTCCTGACGCAAAAATAATTACTGAATCATCATTTTCAAATTCTTGTTTGAACACTTTAGCAATTGAACCGTTACCTATAACCATTTTTCAAATTATAATTCTAATAATTCAATCCATTTATTTATTATTTCAGAATTTTCTAAAATTGATACATCATTTTTAGTTGATTCATTTCCAAAAAATTCAGTACCTGTTTGATAACATTCGTCTTTAACTAAAGACGCACATTCACTAATTGATGACTGATAAACTTTACCTATCATATTATATATTTCTTGTTTGTTATCCATATGACCTTTATGTATAACAATATCTGACAATAATGGACGAACAAAATTGTTATAATAATTTGAGTCATTTATGCTACCAAATACATATATTTTTTCACATCCATCTTCTAACGCTCGTTTAATTGATATATGAGTTTGTTTATTTTCATCAATTGACCCAATTACTCCGGCGATTAAATTTTTATCAGTTTTATCAATCTTAGATAAATTAGTTTTTAAATTTGGTATTATTTTAAAATCTCCAGTATAACCTGAATGGTAAATTCTATGAGTGTCATTTATAAAAACTGCGGTGTCCCAAAACTGTCTTTTAGTAGATACTTCGTATAAGTTTTTTTCATGACATGCTAAAATTACTTTATCTGCGGGAGGTCTTTGGCCTAAATCAACAAAATGAGATATTAAAATATCTTCTTTGTTAATTACTAATTCATTACTTAATTTTGATTTACATTTATCTAAATGCCAATTATGAGGACCGTATAATGTACAATCATAACCAAGTTTATTAAACTCATTTGTTAAATTAACAAATACGGTTGTTGAACCCCCTTTATCTGAAAATCCTGTTAAAATTTTTATTTTTTTTGATTCATTATTTTCTTCATATAAATTTAAAATATCTAAAAATGAATTTTCAATATTTTCATAATTTTCAAAAACATCAATTTTTTCATTTGGGAAATCATTTGTAGAAACTAAATTTGTTTTAACATCTGAATTTGAAAATAAAATTTTTCTAACAGTTTTAAACTCAATGATTTCATTATTAAAATTTTTGGTATCTTCTAGTAACAAAACTTTATTAACGTTTGGATAAAGATTATTTAATATAGAAGAAAATTTAGTATCATCAAATATTATTAAATCAATTTTTGGTTCTGAAATTTTATAGTAATTATTTGGTTGTGTTAATTCAGGACCGTTAGGTGTATTAATATACCATTTACCATCACCAACTTTATACCCTGGTGTGGATTGAATATCAATAAACGTAATTTTATTTAAATTTAAATAATTTAAAACATTTATATTTTTATTAACCGAAAGTACCGAAACATTTGAAATTTTATTTAACTGTTTTGAAAAACCATATACAAAACTATCAGTTAATTGATTATCTGTAAAAACTAAAATTGTTGAATCATTTAGATTAGGTAATTTTATTTTTGTTGGTAAATTTGATTTGTATTTTTTAGAAAAAATAACTCTATTTTTTTCCCATAGGTTATTGGTTTCACCAACTGATTTATGAGTAACCCTAACACTTGTTGTTACACCTATTTTAACATTTTCTAAATAATTTCTAAAACAAAAATTTACATCATACATGTGAAATCCACTAACCGTCTCGTCAAAAGTATGTTTAATTTTATTTTTATTAATCGCAATAAATAAACCATCAACAATGACAACTTCTTTAATTGAATTTTGTAAAGAATCTGAATATCTTGACTCCCATTTTTTTCCGTTGTGTTCATGATTTACTATACCACACATTTTACTTCTATCTTCCCACCACATACCACTTTTATGCATTTCAGTAGTTCCAGCAATACCAATTACTGAAAACTCTTCATTTTTTTCAAATAGTTTTTCTAATTTTTGACCCCAATTTTTAGTGTCAAAATAGATATCATCATGACAAAGAACTACAATGTCATTTGATGATTCTGAAATTATTTCATTATAAACTTGTGATAAGTTTTTTTCTCCATTAGTAACTTTTTCAATTACCTCAGTTTTTGGGTGACCACAAGATTTTTTTAAATATTCTTGTAATTCTGAATTAGATTTTCTTGTACTGTATCCTATTGTAATCATTTTATTAACCAATTATAATCTGTAACTTTATTTTGTATGTCTGAAAAATCAATTAATTGTGTTGATAGTCTTGGGTAGAAAGTATAACAATTATTTTCCTTTTGTAACAAAGAATAAACAATATCAACAGGAAACTGATTAGTTTTTAACGATGATATTATTTTTTCATATATTTTTATATTAAACCCAATCATGTGTGATGAATAAGTATATAAAACTTTTTTAACATAGTCATTAATTACTATAGGTTCAGGATATCCGCCATGTTCATTATGGTTACCCCCAAAGTAAATCATATCCCAATCGGTTGGGAGGTTTTCAAAAAATAAATCAATTTTATCTAATTCATTTTCAAAAACACAATCATCTTCTAATATTAAAATTTTTTGATAATTGTTTTGTATTGAATCCTCAAAAATTTTAATAGTTGTAAGTACTAAACCTAACTCTCCATGATTTAGGTAGTTACCAAAATCCGATAAATTTAATTTACTACCATCAACCGCAGAAACTCTCTCAAACTTATTTAAATTAAATTTTTTAGATTGATTTAAAAAATGTTCCCATCTGTCTGTTCTTCTATCTAAATTTATACAATATATTTTATCAAAATATTTTTCTAACATTAGATTCCTGTACTTCCAAAACCATTAGAACCTCTTTCTTTTTGTTCTACGTTCTCAATTTTATTTAATGTTACAAATTTACCACTAACTACATTAGCTAAAACCGCTTGAGCGACTTTCATACCTCTCTCAACGATTACTGAATGGTTATTAGTGTTAAAGATTATCACTTTAATCTCACCAATATATCCTTGGTCGATTGTACCAGGACTATTTAACACCATTAATCCTTGATTTAATGCTAAACCACTTTTAGACCTTATCTGTACCTCAAATCCTTCAGGTATATCTAAAACAATACCTGTTGGAACTAAAGCTCTACCAAATGCAGGTATAGTGATTTGTTCAATAGAGTATAAGTCAAACCCACTATCGGATTCATAATTGTAACTTAATAATCTTCCTTCTTTTGAAGAATAGTTAAGGTCAACTTTATATACCATATTTTCCATTTCATCACCTAATTGTTCTAAAACCTCATTTGAGATTAATAACTCGTTTTCGTCTGTATTGGTTTCAGACATTTGTTTTAGAAAATTTTGTAATGTTTCTAATTCATCTTTAAAATTTAATTCTTTAATCATAAGTTAGTTAATTTAATTAAAACT